GGTGCGGGCGGTGGGAAACTTCGCCATCACGACGAAGTCGCCCATGATCTCGATGAACCGGCCGCCGGTCGGCGGCGTGCCGGGCAGCACCACTAAGTTGGTCGCGCTGTCGATGATGAACTTCTGCGGCACGTCGGTGCCGTTGACCGCGATGGCGTTGGCGCCGAACTGCGCGAAGTCCCACTGGTCGTCCGCGCCGCAGGCATAGGCCCCGCCGACCAGCCGGCTCGCGTCCGTCCAGGCCGTGCCGACTAGCAGGTAAAGCTTCGTCGCGTCGCCGGCGAGCTGCTTGGCCGAGCCGTCCGTCGCGCGGGTGTAGTAGGCGCCTTGGGCGCGGGCCGTCAGCGGCGTGGTGCTGTAGGCGGCGAACGCCGGGAACGGGCGGTAGGATTTGGAGCTCGCGAACACGTTGAGGGCTTCTCCGGCGCCGCCTTGGAAGTCCGGCAGGTCGGGGAGGTACTCGGCGATCGGCATCAACACGCGCGCACCTCTAGGATGCGCTCCAGGCTCGCAGCCGACAGAACCGCGCAGGACAGCGCGCCGCCGTAGCAGGCGCCAGTATCGACGTTGATGCGGTTCGCCATGATCTCGGGACCGTCAAGATTCGGCGTATGACCGTGAACGATCACCGTGCCGCTCTCATAGTCACCGCGGTGGATTTGAAACCGCCCCCTGATCCAAAGCATGGTCTCGCGATCTTGATCAGCGAGTGACTTGTCAGGATCGATGCCGGCATGCACGAACAACCACTGGCCGATGCGATGCGAGATCGGCCGGGCTGCCATCCATTCGGCGTGACCGGGATCGATCTGGCCGCCATAGCTTTCGAGCGTCTTACGTCCGCCGTTGCCGAGCCAAAGCGGCAGATTATCCCCGAGGCACATGTCCTCATGGTTGCCCATCAGGCATGTCGCGGGGAACGGGAGCGGGCCATCCTTCAGAAGTGCCACGACGCCCTTGCTATCCGGCCCGCGGTCGATGTAGTCGCCGAGGAAGACGATTTCGTGATCGCCCTCGCAAGTCGCGGCGTCGTGTTCGATCAGGCCAAGCATCGCTTGCAGCATGGCGAGTTCACCATGGATATCGCCAACAGCATAGATCACGGCGTCACCTGGGCGCTATGCACCTGCAGCGTGCCGCCGGCGAACCGGCTGCGCTTGTCGCTCGCCTGCAGGCCCGACGCGGCCGACAGATAGGCCGCATACCACTGCTGCACCATCGCCGGGTCTGCCACGCCGATGCCGACCGCCTCGAGCAACGCGCCGTAGAGGTAGACGCCGGGCGCGTTGGTGAGCAGCCAGTTGGTCGGCGCCGCGTCGCTAAGCGCCGGCACCTTGGCCACATAGGTCAGTTGGAACGTCGTCGACGCCGTCACGATCGGGAAGATGCGGAGCTGCAGGCCGACGATGGCCGCGGCGAAGTTGGTGCCCGTCACGCCGCCGAACAGCGCGACGAGCTGCTCTTCGCTCAGCAGCGGCACCCATTGCAGCGGGTTGGTCGGATAGACGAGAGAGCGCATCTCGAGGAAATCGGTCGGGACGTTGGTGTACTCACCCGCCACGGCGAAGGCGGCGTTGACCGTCTCCATGGCCTGCAGGCGCAGCGGCGGCGACGGATACGCGCCCTCGGCGCCGCGGTTGATGCGCTGCTCGGCGAGTTGCACAAACGTGTCGGCGTTGCCTGTCACCTCGACGTCGCCGGTCGCGGCCAGCCACGTCGCGATGGCCGCCTGCAGGCTGGTGTAATCGGTGATCAAAGCCACGTCGATTCACTCTTCTGTCCAATTGGTGTCGACGTTGACGAGGTTGCCGGCGATGGTCTGCCCGGCCCAGTTAAGGCAGAGCACCTGTGTGATGCCGCGCAACACTGGCACCTTGCGATTGTCGGAACCGAAGTTGAACTCCGTTGTCGCTGGGCTGGGCGCGGTCGTGAGGCCGAGCGGCAGCGTACGGGCGTCGGTGTTGCCCACCAGCGTGCCCGGCGTGTTATTGGCGGTGTAGGCCAGGACGGTGGCCGTGGCGGCGGCCTGAACGCTGTCGAGCGCAACTCTGGTCGGCGCGGTCGAGGTGCCGCCGCTGTTCGCGGTCGAGCGCTTCAGCACCACGATGTTGGCCGCGGTCGCAGCCGTCGCGATGCCGCTGATGTGGAAATTCTGCACCCGGACCGTCTTCGTCGCCGACCCCGTGATGCAGACGATGTCCGTCGCGGCGGCCGCCGGCACGAGGCCGACGATCGAGGCGGCATAGGTCGCCTTCTGCCCTTCCGGGTTGACGAACATCGAGCCCGTCGTGTCGCAGGGATTGTTGGCGAGCTGCACGCCATCGGTCAGAACCTGCGTCGTCGCGAAGTACTGGCATGAGGCGTGCGCCGGCAGGCCGCCGGTCAGCAGCCCGACCAGCGCCGAGATGAGCCAGAGCAGCGGCCAGATACGAAGCTTCATGACGGCTCTCCTATGATCATTTGAACGACGGTATCGATCGACTCTTTGATGAACAGGCGCAAGCCGCCGATGACGATCTCGGTTTGCGACCCTGCCGCCGCGGCGTGCTTGGATGCTGGCAAAATCGCGCTGATAGCATCCGGTCGAATGAAGATCGCCGAACCGTCTGGTCGAGTGAGTCGCACGAGACGGCTCATGGTCAGTCCTTCTTGTCACGCGACGCCATGACCAGCGCGATCACTGTACCGGTCAGCCCGGCGAGCTGCTCCATCGCGAGCTTGAAGTCATCGGCCGAGCACGGTTGCCCTCGAGACAGGCACCCGATGCCGCGGCCGGCGATGAGCAAGACTTGCGCGACCACGACAGTGACGAGCAGCCACAGCGCCGTGCGCTGGAACACATCAGCAGGCCAGACCGAACCGCGGCAACATACCCGCCGGCAGGTAGGTCGGCGCGGCCGTTGGGAAAACCGCCGGGAGCCCGCCGAACGGCAATGGCGCCGACAGGCCCGCGAACAGATCCGTGGCGCTGGGACTCGGCTCAAGCGAGCCGAGCGGCGCCTCGCGGAACGATGTCGCCGGCGCGAACGTCTTCATGATGACCGCCGAGTCGAAAACGGCCACGAACCAGACGGCATCGAAGATCGTCAGCGGGCCACCGGGGAAAACCCAGCTCAGAAACTGCGGCGCCACCGGGAGGAAACCCGTCGGCGATGCAATCAGGTTGGACGGCCGGCCGGCGCCCTCATCGTGGTCGTAGACACCGAACCACACCTTGCCCGCCGGCGTGCTGGCCGCCCCCTCCCAGATCGCCCCGAGGAACGACGTGGGGCGCCCGACGATGAACGGGATGGCGTAGAGGCGGTTGGCTATCATCGTCGCTTCGGCATCGCCGACGCCGCCGATCTCCGGCCAGTAATAATGCCCGTCAACATAGATGCGATCAGACGTGCGGGCTTTCGATGCGCCCGGCGGACGTGGCGGCATGGTCAAACTCTCCCCGGTGCAGTGCGGAGCCAGCGCCAGTCGGGATCGTTCAGCTTGGCCCGGTAGCGCTTCTGCTGCTCGGGGTCCTGGCTGAAAATGTCGAGCCCTTCCTGGCGCCACTTCAGGATGATGATGTTCGGGATATGCGCGACGCGGCGCAGCTCGCGGCTGGGCGACCAGCCGGCGTCATCGTGATTGGCCAGCGCCTTCAGGTGGTCGAGCTCCACGTTCTGCCGGTGCTCGATCCAGAACGTGCCGTCGGGCTGCTGGTGCAGCCAGGTCGAGCCGGCAAGCCCTCGGTCGTTGAGTAAGCGCGGCTCAGGCACGCCGTTGCCCCCTTAGCCAATGCCAGAGCCACAGAACCGGACGCGGCTTGGATAGCAGGCCCATGCAAAGCGCCTCGCCGCGAATGACGACGAAAACGCCGAATGCAAGGCCGTGGCGCGCACAGAATGAGTGCGGCAAAATGCCGACCCGTCTCATGCCTTAACCCGCTCGCAGTGGCCGAGCTCGATGAGCAGCTTCGCATCCTCGGGCGACACGTCGGCCTCTTCGCCCTTGCGCAGCCGGCCGGTCGAATGCCACGCCTCGTCGACGATCGCTCGGATACGCACCGTCGGCGTGAGGTTCGTTGCCGACGCCACGGTCATGCCGGCGGTCATGTCTTCCTTCGCGGCCTCGTCCTTGTCTTTCCTCGTGTTCATGCGATTGCTCCTTCCCAAAAGAAAAGGGGCGGCTCCGAAGAACCGCCCCTCCTTTCCCGGCTCAGATGCCGGGGGTTGCGATCAGGTCAGGTCGGCGACGATGCCCGAGCTGGCCTCGTTGTCGGCTTCGAGGCAGTATTCCTGCAGGATCTGCCGCTTCATGCTGTCGCCGGTCTTGGCGAGTTCCCAATTCTTGATCGGCCGCAGGTTGCTCATCTTCCAGAACTTCGGGTCAACCAGGATGGCCGAACGGTTGCGCATAAAGATGTCGATCACGGCCGTCAGGTTGCCGAAATCACCGACGTAAGTATCGGCGCCGCCGATGATCGTGGCCTGGCTGGTCGTGCTCGACGGCTGGTTGATGCGGTTGACCGCGATGCCGGCGAAGGCCGAGAACACCACCTTCTGCGTCGGGTGCATGTAGAGCGAATTCGGGCGCCCGCCGGCGGTATAGACCGCCTGGTGAACCGTCTTCAGCAGCGCCTCGGTAAAGGCCCGCTGCGTGCCGTCGGTCGGCGCGTTCACCAAGCCCGTACCGACCTGAAACCCACCCGAGGCGCCACCGGCGCCGCGGGAGACGTTGGTCGTAAACCAGCTCTCGATGCCGGCTGACTGCGCGGCCGTGGTGAGCGTGACGCCGATCACGGACGCCTTGTTGCTCAGCATCTGCTTCTCGACGTCGCGGCGGATTTCCAGGCCCTTGAGCAGGACCTGGTACTCCATTTCCGAGTCGCGGCCGGCCTTATTCACCGCCTCCAGGGTGCCCGAGACGATCGCCGTCTTCGCGCTGATCTGGGTGCGGTTGCCGACGCGCACGGTCGGCACGGCAACGTTGGCGGTCGCGTCGTCGCCTTCGATCTGAGCATTCGTGTCGACGGCGGCGGCCAAAGTCTGAATCTGCCATTCGTGCAGTTTTGCGGTTGCCTTGTTGCGGCCGATGTTGCTGGTGAAGGGCACCTCGACCGGATCGATTCGGTAGATGATGTCGCTGAGATCTTCGCGAATGCCCTTCGCGGTGTAGGCGTCGAAGGTGTTTGTCGGGACGGTCATAGGAAGGCTCTCCTAGTTCCGCATCAGGGCGAGCGCGTCTGCGATATCGCCGGAGCGGTCGAGGCGTTTCAGGAGAGCGGCGGAGGTGTCGTTGGCCCTCTCGGCCTTGGTGGTCGCCACGCCGGGCTTCTGCACTGTCGGCACGGGCTTTGGCGAGGATTTCGCCTTCATCGCCCGGTCGTAGAGCATGGCCTTGCGCGTGATGGCGAGATGCGCCGCGCTGGCCCGCATGATGGCCTGGTCGGGGATGCCCTGGTCGCGCAGGTAGCCGGTAATCTCGGCATCGAACTTCTGCCGAGCCTCCGGCGTCTTGAGCTCCGGGATCATGTCGACGAGCTTGGCGTTCTCCGCGGCGCGGTAGCTCTGCAGCTGCGCCGTGGATTCGGCCTCCGCGCGCTGCGCCAGGGCTTGCTCGGTCCCGACGATCCGGTTGAACTCCGTCTGGTAGGCCTGGAGCCTCTGGAATCGCAGCGGGTCCTCGCCCTGGATGGCGAGCGCAGTCTTTTCGCCCTTCACGAGGTCGGCGAATTCCGCCGCGAATTGGGCCATCAGCGGGTTGGCGTAGGCTTTGAGGGCTTGCGACAGGTTCTGCCGCTCGGTGGCTGCGGCGGTCTTGTCGGCCTCGATGGCCTTCAGCCGTTCCGCATGTTCTTGCTGGTGACGAGAGTGGTCGGCCCTCCGCTCGCGTTCCAAGCGCGCAACGGCTTTCTGCGCGGCTGGAGTCAGCTCCTTGAAGGCAGCCTTTTCTTCGTCGCTCCATCCGGTCGGGAATGCAACGTCGGGCTCTTTAGCCGTGTCGCTATCCGTCGGAATCTCTTCGCCGCGGGCTGCTGCTTCGAGCGCCTCTGCGGAAATCTCGGATACTTCCTCGCCCTCGGGCGCATCGTCGCCCTCGACCTGGGCATTCTCGGCCGCGGGCGGCGGTGCCTCGCGGCCCTTAAATTTGCCGCTTTCGTCACGCGCCGGGCCGGGCTTCTCTTCCTCGGCCGGCGTGGTGAGCGCGGCCTGGGCGTCGGCCATCGACAGGATGCCGGCTTCTTCGGGCATGGGAATCTACTCCGCCGCTAGTTGGGTGATTTGGGCAAGCTGCCGCTCGGCTATCTCGCCGCCGCTCTTGACGTGCTTGAGGTGCGCCTCGACGGCGCCGATGATCTGGCTTGCCTGCCACAGCCGCTCGCGGGCGTCGCTATCGCCGGCGGCCGAAGCCTGCCAAGCCTTGAAGTACGCGGCCCGCAAGTGCTCGAACGCCTGCTCGAACGTGCCAAGAGCGGACGCGGCGCGCGTGCCGGCCGACATCTCGGCGTGAAGCTGGTTCTCGTCCATCACGGCTCACCGTTGAGGAATTTCCAGTCTTGGCCGGGCAGTCTTACGGCAAATTTCCACGGCCGCCCGTGGTGCCGGAGCATAAAGAATGCTCGACGCCGCAAAGTGACGGTGAAAGAGAAAACCTCGGGGTGCAACACCACCCGAAACGGGCCGAAATACCAGATGCGCATCAATCCACTGCCAGCAACATCATCGCCACCGCCTCCTCGTCATCCTGTTCGTCAGCCTCGGCCTGTCGGGCCGCCACCACCTCGAGCAGCCCGCCAATTGCCGCCACTAGCGCCGCCGATGCCTCACGCGTCCTCGCGATAGCCCGGAAGTCCACCGCCGGTGTGGGCGGCAATGCTTCCGGCGCTGCATCGCTCGCCGCCGCGAACGGCCGCACGATCGCCGCGACCGGCTCGATCTCCTCCGGCGGCAGCTTGTCGCCCACCAGGCGGGCGTACAGCGCCTCTAGCTCGCGCGCCGACCGATGCGGCAACGCCTCGCCCAGGCCCTTGCGAAGCCGCTTGGCAGCCCGCTTAGACAGCGGCTGCGGGTCATGGCGCAGCACCGTCGTGCCGCGCTGCTTCGGCTGGCCGCCGGTGGTGCCGGTCGATGGCGGCGGCGGCTCGATCCAGTAAGCCCGCTGATTGGCCTGCAGGGTGCCGATATCGGCATTCGACCAGAGGCTCGGCGATACGATGCCCTCGACGGCAAACCCCGTGAAGAAAGAGCCGACGCCGCCGGTGTTCGATCCAAAACGCATGCCAGTCCCGCTGCCGGCGCCGAAACTGCCGGGATTTGTGATGACGCCATCGATAGCGAGCGGGCCGGTAGCGCCGGTGACAACGCCGATGCAATGGGCAACATTGTCCGCCGCCGGACCTGATTGCGTGGCGCCGAAATTGCCGCCGGCGACGCCCCCCGGTGCCGGGAAAAACACCAGCGAGCTCCCGGCGGAACCGTTGAAGACATGATGCGACGCCGCAAGGTTGCCCGTCTTCTCGGCAACCAGAAACATGCTGGCCGGCTGTGCGACCGTCGGCGTTCCGCTGCGCGCAAGCCGCGTCGAATTGGCTCCGACGTAAGATATCGCCGGCCGATTGGCCATCGTGGCTTCGGCGATGACAATGCCGGGCTGGTTAGCGGCCGTCGCCATCGTCAGATCAAAGCCGCTGCCGTGGTCGTACTTGGTCGTGATGAAGCCGGCGGTCGCCGCCAGGAAGGTGCTCAGCGTCGCTGTATCCAGATCCTCCCCAATGAAGCCGATATCGAGCGTTGCGTTATCGCTGGCCCGCCGCACCTGGCAGGCATTCCCGGCGTAGCTCGTCAGCAGCCGCCGCAGACTGTAGGCCGCCGTGATTGCCGGCAGCGCGTCGAGTGCGAACGCCATGCCTCACGCTGGCAGTTCTGCCACGGCGGCGGTAAGCGCTGTCAGCACCGCCTGGTCGGCCTGTACCTGCAACCGCTCCACCGGCGGCAACGTGGCCTTGGCGAAGGCCGGCCGGGTGTCATCGAGCAGCATGAGGAAGCTGCCGGGCACGAGCGGGTGCGGCGTCACCTCCCACCACCACTGCGTCACGTCGCCGGGCTTGCAGCCGCGCGCCAGCGCCTCGGCGTGCGACCGATCCTGAGCCGCCCTCAAGGTCGGGAAGACGAGATAGCCGGTGGTCATCGTTCCACCATCTGGGCGCCCGCCATGCGGCCGTCAGGGCCGCGGATGAAGGCGATGTCGCGCACCTTGGACTGTGGCGCCGCGGGCTCTGGCGGTGGTGCGACCGCGTGGCCATGCGCGCGGGCGATGGCGTCGGCCAGGTCCGTCACCGGCGGCGGCTTGCCGGGCTCGCCGTCCGGCCCGCTGCCGACCGCGGCATGGGCGCCGGCGAGTGCGGTCACGACCGCCTTGCGCACGCCCTCTTCGATGCCCCCCATCGTGTTGATGCGTGCGACCTCGATCGCCGTCGCCGACTTGATCCGCTCGACCTCGATAGCGTTCGCGGCGTCGAGCTGCGCCTTGCGCAGCGCCGCGGCGTTGTCGGCCTGCATACGGGCCATCTCGCGCGCCTGCTCGGCCTGCGTCTTGTCCACTTCGCGCTGGTGCTCGGCGGCAGCTTTCATCTGCTGGTGCTGCTGGTCGGCCTGCGCCACCGCCTGCTGGTGCTGCTGGTCGAACTGGGCGCGCTGCTGCTCGATCTGCAACTTGCCCTGGACCTCGATCATCGCCGGATTGGGCGGCGGCGCCGGCGGCTGCATCGGCGGCTGGCCGGGCTGCGGCGTCGGGTCGCTCCAGAAGTCGTCGGGATTGCGGAACCCGGCGTTCTTCGTGATTTCCGACAGCGTCTTGTAGACCTTCTCCAGCGTCACGATCGGCCCGGTGACGCCGCCCTGCATCTGGATCGCCTGAACCTGCATGCCGAGGATGCTCTGCAGATGCATGAGCTGCTGATCCTTGTTCCCGGTCCCGAGCCCGACCGTCACCGTCATGTCGTTGCGCTCGCGCCAGTCGCTCGGATCGACCGTGACCCACTTGTTGCGCAGCCGCAGCACTCGCGCCTTCTCGTCGCGGCCGTGCTCGAGGATGAGCCGGTGAAGGCCGAGAAACATATCCTTCACGCCGGTTTCGGCGAAGATGCGGGCGATCAGCTTGATGCGCTGCTGCGCCGCGGTGCTGGCGATGTTGGCCGCCGTCGCCGTCTGGTTCTGCAGCGCCTGCGCGTCGAGACCGGGCTGCGTGATAGCGACGCCGGTGCGCGCCTCCTTCGCCGCATCGATGTACTCGATCATCGGAAAGATCGACTGACCGATCGGCTGCGTGATGAGCGGATTGAGGCCGCCGGGCATCTTAGTTCGCACGATGCCGCCCGGCCGATTGGTCAGCAGGTCGTCGATCGTGTAGTCGCCCGCGTGGCTCTCGCTGATCTCCGTCCGCGCGTTGTTGATCAGGTACGCGTTGTCGAGCGTCTCGCGATAGAGCGCCGTCTTGATCTTCTGGATGTCGATGACCAGGTCCGCAATCGCCACGCCGATCACCCGATGCGGCAGCAGGATCGGCGAGATGACCGCGAACGGCATCGCATCGAATGGTTCGTTGTCGAGCAGTGTGTCAGACCCGCCGGCCGTCGTCACCTTGCGCAGCTCGGCAACGCCGGCGCCGTCGAAGTCGACCATGATGTAGTGCTCGACGACGTCGATCAGCCGCATGGACTGGTTGGCGTCGCCGGCACCGGTGCTGTCGCCGATATCGGCCGTCGCCGCGTCCGTGGTCCGAAGCCCCTTGGCCCGGCTCAGCGCCTCCTCGGTGTCCTGCCATTCGCCGACGCTGGTCGGCAATGTCTCGACCAGCGACTTCGCGTAGCCCATCTCGATGAGCTCGGACTGGGTGCGCCGCACCCGATGGGCCAGGTAGGGCGCGTTGGCGATGTTGCGGGCCCGCCGCGCAATCAGGAACTCCTCCGGCGGCACGCCCACGACGCGGGCGCGGCCCTGCTTCTCGGTGCGCTCGAGGGTGAAGTCGTGAAGCATGGAAGCGGGCGCCGTTCCCAGCCCGGGTGCAACGGGGAGAACGGCGCCGCCCGATCCGGCCGCTCCGTTCATCGCCGGGCGTAACGGCGAAGTGGGTGACGGCGCTGTGACCATGGGGATGGCTTGCACCGACGGGGGAGCCGGATACTCGGTGTGCTCGACGACCTCGACGTCGTCCTGGCCGGCCAGCACCTCGTAAACCTCGGTCGGCTGGCCCTCGTACGTCTCGCGCTCCTTCTTGTCGCTCACCTCCCACCAGAACTTGAAGATGCCGGTTTTCTGCAATAATGCGTCCTTGAAGAACGTGTAGAGCAGCAGAAAGCCGGGATTGTCCTGATAGAAGACGTGGTTGACGTAGTCGGTTTCCTGTGCCGCGGCCTCTTCGTCCTCGGGACCGACCGGGTTGAACTTCACGATCTCGTCGCCGGCCGCGAAGATCTCCATCAGGCTCGGCATGATGCTCTCGATGGTGTCGGCGACGTCGCTCGACACCGCCGAGCTGCGGCCGGCTTGGCTCGGCATGTCCGAGCTCATGTCGGACAGGTAGTAGTCCATCGCCCGCGCGCGCTGCTTCGACAGGTCTGAGCTGCCAAACGATGACAACGCCTGCGCCTTCTCCGCCGCCACCACCGCGCGCAGCTCCTGATCGGTCATACGGGGCATCTAGGACGACACCTTGATGAAGCGATCCCAAACGAAGGTCGGCTCGCATGTCAGGAACCGAACGGTCGCTATCGTGTGGACGCCCCGCACGCCGAACGCCATCACCTCGCCGATGGAGCCCTCCGGCAAATCGCGGCGGCGCACGCGGTCGCCGACGCGATACGGTACTGTCTTGCGATCCCCGGCAATGCGCTGCTCGTAGAGCGTCAGCTCCATCAGGACGCCGCCCCAAATGCAAGCGCCCGCCGCGGCGGGTGCCGGGCGGGCGCGATTTCACTAGCTTGGGCACAACTGGTAGCAGATTTGTTCGGCGCGTTCAATCCCGCTTCGATGATCCGGTCGATCGCCGCGTTGAAGCGGCCCCAGGTGGTGGTGCGGCCGACACCCAGCTGGCGGCAGCGCACCACGTCGCCGATCTCGTAGCCCGGTTCATAATCCTGCATCATGCCACCTTCACGTTCCCATAGTCGATCTTGCGATCGAACGCAGTCTTGCTCGCGGGCTTCAGCCCCATCGCGAGATAGCGGAAGGCGTCGGCCGGGTGACTTGCCCAGTCGTGGCGAGGTATCGTGCTGAAAACCTTTTTCTTATCGTCCCACTCGGTGCGGTACTGCCTGAGCGCCTCGATGCCATCCTTGCATTTCGTCGCATCGAACCAACAGCGCGGCAGCAGCATCTTGGCCGCGTTGATGCCGTCCTCGACAATGGTCGAGCCACCACGCGGGAGAACGCGAACCTTGATGCCGAGCCCGTCAAGCACTTCAACCCGACTCTTGCCGGTGCCCTGCTCGGGGATCTCAGCGTCGTGCGGCAGCAGGTGCTCGGCGAACGCCCAGCCGCGCTGCTTGCGCTCCATGATCTCGCCAGCATAGAACGACAGCGGCGTAACCTCGTCGCGGCCAATGAAATCGATGACTCTCACCTCGTTCCCAACTTGCTGCACGAACCAGATCGCCATGTTGACCGCGCCCAGGTCCCATGCCGTCGTCACCGGCACCCGCGGCTCCCACGGCACGGACGTTATGCGCTTCTCCTTGTCGGCGAGCGCCATTTCCTTGCCGTAGTATGCGCCGACGATGGCGGCCTCAAACGAGCACTCGAACTCCTGCGCGTATTGCTCGGCGGTCATCGCGCGGGCCGCCGCGTCGAGCTCGGCCTGCGGCACGATGCCGGTCTCCGAGGCGCGGAACATCATCGCTTTCCAGCCATCTTCGGTCTTGGCGTCCTCGTACAGTTTGTGGAACGCATTCCTACCCATCGGCGTGCCGATGAAGATGGCGACGCCGTTACGATCGGCGAGTGCGGGCCGTACCACCTCACCCCAGATTCTAGGCTGCATCTGGGCAAATTCATCAAACACCACTCCGTCCAGGTATAGCCCACGAAGCTGATCCGGATTATCAGCGCCATAGAGCCGAATACGACGCCCACCAGGAAGATCCACACGAAGCTCAGCTTCATTCGCCTCATAGCCGGGGATCATCCGCGTGTAAGCCTTCAGGTACTCCCAGGCCACGTCCTTGGCCTGATTGCGCAGCGGCGCGACATACGCGAAGCGCGGATCTTTCAGCTTGCAGCGCAACGCGCGGTCGACCAGCTCATTGACGCATAGGACGGTTTTCCCAAACCGTCGATGGGCCACCAGCACGTTGAACCGCTTGAGCGCCTGGTGAACCTGGTTCTGGTGCTCGCGCGGCTCGTAGCCGGTGCTAACCTTGATCCGCTGGACGGCTGATGCCACTCGACACCTCGATCAGCACCGGGCCAGTGCCGCCCTCGCCCGTCACCGCCTGCGCCGGCCGGCCATGGCCTCGATCGAGCAACGCCTGTGCCGCCGTCATCGCGAACGGCATCTCACCGGCGCGCATGGTCGAAACCAGCACGTTTAGAGCTTCCTTAGTGTATTTTTGAGCGGCGGCGCGGACATCGCGGCCGGCCTTGTTCGGCACACCCTTAGCCCGACCGCCAGTCTTGCGACCGACAGCCATCTATCCGCCTCTACTTTCGACTGGGCGTGAAAATGTCAGGATGCGAACTGTAACGCACATTCCGGGGCGGCCGTCAAGTAGGTTCATCGCCCCACCCTCCCCGTTGCCCAAAGCCTCAGGGCTTGCCGTAGAAGCCACTCGTCGCGGATAGGCTCATGATCCACGACGATGCCGACGATCGCCTGTACGGGCCATCCAACGGCTCGCATGAGGGCAAGCCAACCCAGATAGCGCCGGTAGCACCATTTCTCGTGCTCCGACCACTCGCCGGGCTGACCGCCGATCCGGTTGAGGATCTGCGCTTTGGCCCGGCATTCCTCGGCGCGCAAGCGGAACGCCACATCCATTTCGCCGGCCGCCAGCTTGAGCTCGCTCGGCCAGCCGTGCCACGGCGGCGGCTGCAGCCTGGCGCGCGTCTCCGGCGTGCCGAGGTCGGGCGGCGCGGGCTTCGGGATGCCGGACGCCCGCCGACGGCGGCTGGCGTTACCCTTCCAGAACGCGGCTGCGCTGGCGGCGGTCATGGCTCGAGACCCCGCTCGGCCAGCCGCTTCAGGCTGCGGCGGACACGGTTGAGGCGCTGGCATTGGTCGCGGATCTCCGCCAAGCTTGGCCACCATTTCTCGCGTTGCGCCCACTTGCGGAACGCCGTGGCGACCACGTCCTCGGGGAACTCGGCGAGCTCGTCGGCGAATCCCTCGATCATCAGCCGAAGGTCCATGCCATCCTGCTGCCGGGCCTTCGTGAGGTTGAGGCAGCGGCCGGCGGCGCCCATAACGACTTGGCGCCCGGCTGGCTTGCAGATGCGCTCGATGATCGGGTGAGCGCCCTCGGGCAGCGTCCCCTCGTAGCCGATGAGGTCAAAGCTCGCGCTTTCGATCGGCCGCAATTGCCTCGAAAACGGTTTGAGTGATCGATACAGGGCTGTTTCCAAGGCGTCCGCGTCCCTGGCTTGCCAAGCCGTTTCGACGGCCAGCAACCTCGCTGCATCGATTGTAGAAAGTTGCGTCCCAGTCGAGCTTGAGGCCCTTGCTGCCAGGGATTGCCCGCCAATAGTTGCGGAATTCGATGATCTGGGATTCGAGATCGAGGCCGATGGCGACGCATCGCTCGCAATTGGGGGGGTCTGGTCGCCAATCGGCCGGGCATCGCGTTCCCCGCGTTCCCGCTTTTGCCGATAGGTCTCGGTCACTCGGCTCCAATCCGTTGGCATGAGATCGTTCATCGCTGCCCTCGCGCGTCGACGATGCGTTAGCATCGTGGCTACTGGCTATTGGCTTATGGCTAGTGGCTAAGGTTTCGTTTGGGTTCCCAGAAATAACCGAGTGGGTTTCTTCTGGGTTCTGTTTGGGTTTCGGCGGTCTGCCGCCGTGGGTTCCATTCCTGCGGTTGCGTTCAGCGGCTTCGGTTGCAAGTTTCAGCTCCTCGTCGCACCGCTTCTGATGCCAGCCGTCATCCTCAAGAGCGAAGAACTCGCCGAGCACAGTTTCGACCGCCTGGCGCTCGGCCTTGCTACTGGCCCTGATGAGGCGGCACGCTTTCCCCAAGTCAGCCGGGATCGCCTGCTCGGTGCGGTAATAGAGGCGCAACAGCCTTGAATAGGCCATGTCCTCGCACCACGACAGATGAGCCGTGGCCGCGTCGTAGTCGCCGATATGGTGCTTGTAGTAGTTCATGCCCGGCATTCTACTATCTGGCACACGATGGCTGCTCAGTTAGTTCAGCGAATCGCGGGGACAACTTTCGACCGGTCGTCACGCATATGCCTCCGTGGCCTTGCAGTTTCCGCAGACGCGATTGCCTATCCACGAGCTCGCAAAGGGCCGCCGGCAGCAGAGGCAGGCTCGCTTTTTCAGCGGCGCCGGCCGTGACTTTTCGCCAGGGCCGCCGAGATGCTTGAGGGCCTGGATACGGGAAAACACGGCGGAGTGGGTTCGCTTCAGCCGCTCGGCGATCTCATCATAGGTGCGGCCACTCCAATACATGCGCCAGGCGAGGTTGTCGTGCTCCGGCGGCCAGCCCTTGCCGCGAGAAACCCCACCGCCGATACCGTGCCGAGCACCGCCCATCTACCACCCCTCCCGCATCATCATCGCCACATGCGCGCGAAGCACGAGCCAACACCGTCGCTGCCCGCGCCGCGCCCGCCGAGCCTCGGCGTACATGCCCTGCAGGAGCCGCCACCGCTGGCAGTGGACGGCCAGCGTCCACTCGGCGAGCGATTGCTGGCGGACGAGGTTCACGCCGCCCTCCGCAGCCGCACGCGCTCGATCGCCGCCATCACCTCGTCGATGCTGCGGCAGACGAAAGCGGCGCCGCCCATCAGCTCGACCTGGGCGGCGAACGCGGCCTGCTCGTCGGTCGGCTTGTTGCGGCCACACTTCAGCTCGATCGCCAGCAGCGGCCCGTTCTTGAGATAGACGAGCCAGTCGGAAACACCGGGTCTGATCTGTCGGTCGCTTTTCATGCGAGCCGCGCGGCGCGACCGCTGCGTCGCGTCACCGCCGGCCAGCAGCGCCCCGTTGGGCACCGGAATGGCGATGAGGATGCCCTGGCGTTCGAACACTTCCAGCAGCTCGCCGACATGGCGGTGCAGGGCAGTCTCGCCGAAACGACCGGAATAGGCTGGCGGCGCTTTCATCGTTTCCCCCACTGGAGAAAAGGCTAGGGCGCCGTAAACGCCGGGCACGAGGCACCGCCATAGAAGCCGGTGACAACATTGCGGTGCGGCGATGCTTCAGCCGTACAAAGGCCATTCGGGTGGTTGTCATCGCCGCCATAGTCACGAGCATCGGAATGTTTAGTTCGCCCCCGATGCCGATACGTCACCTGTCTTGATGGGCGACTCGTCTTATGATGAACGCATCCGCCGCAACACCGGACAGTCACAAAAGCCGCCTGGCCGACAAAATCCTCAACGTCCGTCTGCTGCGCATCGGCCATCGTCATCTCCTACGGTTGAAGGGTTTCGCCGACGGGGTCGCGGCGGACACCGCGGCACCCGCCGGCTGCAGCAGCGACGGGGATCGCTGCCGGTTCGTCATTTGCCGCCCGCCGTCCAATGTCGCTCGCCGCTGCGCCGCTCGGCCAGCGCGGCGGCCATGTCCCTGGCGGCGTCAGGCGGGCCGGCTTTGAAGTCGTCCAGATCCCGCTTGATCGCCAGCCGCTCTCGCCGACATAGCTCGAAGGCGCCGCAGCACAGCAGCAAGATTCCGAGAGACACGATGGTCGGAAGCCACGCCATCAGCTACCGTCTTTCCGGTCCATTGCCTCGGACCACGCGCGCATCGCCGCCTGCATTGCGGCTTGCTCCTGGGGCGTCACCACCGATTCGAGCGACAGCCACCGCAGCACGGCGGAGCGCAGATCGGGACATTCCTTGGCAAGGGCGATGAAGTTGATCCAACGCGGCTGGTGCTCGCGCTGGCGCATCGACCGCACGTTCCGCTCGGTCATGCCGGTCTTGAGAGCCACGACCTTGGCTGGCGCGCGCCCGGCAGCACGCTGGATCAGCGCCGCGCCTTCCTGTTCGATGGTGGCGAGGCTGGTATTCAACGGATTATTTCCGCTGTGCAAGCAACGGGATTTGTCCACAACTCATCTCCATCCTGATGGGCGTGAACAGCGATTTCATCATTACTTCGATTGGCTGCGACCGGGGCTGGCACCCCGACGTGGCCGTTATGGAATTGGATTCCGCACGAGCGGCACTGATAGAGGCGAAGGAATGTCGGCTGGCCCAATTCCGGGATCAGGCTCGACACCAGCTGATCTGGCGTGCGGCACGATGGACAGATGCTGATCATTGCCGCCACGCCCATGCGATCGCCACGCCGATGCACGTCCACAGCGGGAGGCTGAGCAGGATGGCATTGCGCATGCCGACATGCAGGCGGCGACGGTCGGGGTCGAGCGGGTGGCGGTTATGCATCAGCAGCCCCACTCCTCCGGCTTGATGTCGTCCCGCCCGAGCGCCTTGCGCCACCGCCGCGCGACCACCAGCCACG